TGTATCTACCTGGTTTTTTATAATAATTAAATTCATACACTGGAGGTGGTGTAGTTGTAACCTTAATATCCTGTAGTGTAGTTTCCCCTTGCCAATTTAGCTGCCAAGTTTGAGATACCTGTACCGCTTCCGTCCCCAACTCCACGAAGTTGGAACTGAGGACTTGGTACTTTCCCGCAGGGTTACTCGATTTTACAGCCGCTGCTAAGGCTAACTGCCCAATATCTAAACCTACCTGGAATGCACCAGTAGATTGTCTAGTTCTAGTTTCTTGGTAACTTACACCTGGTCCTAGTACTGCTAAATCTTTAATATAATTTTGGAAGAACTGTACTTTTTGTATTCTTGATTGTTGTTCAAGTCTGTACTCCTCCATTGTAAGACCTAATAAATTCATAAGATAACCATTTAAGTCTCGTTGTAATGCAACATGTGATTGTATTTTTACATTTTGTCTAGTTGCTTCTAATTCTATTTCTTTTATGTCTTTACTTAATTGCATAGCTTGTTGTTGTTGAGCTGTACCAAATAAAGTTTGCATAACTTCTAAACCTGTTTGCTGTGCTTTAAGTGCTGTGTCTAAGAATTGTAATCTAGCTGCCGCTACTTGTGCATTAGTTTCTTTAGCTAATTCAATTGCTCCTTCTTTCACTGCATTCATAACAGCACCTGCACTAGTTGTTCCTAACTCTGATGCAAACTTAGACATTGTTTGTTCTAAGAATTCATCTCCTCTTTCTTCAGCTTGTGCAGTTAAGGTGTTAGCAAAGTTATCTAACTCTTGTTCAATTGTTGCAGCACTACTATCTACTAACAAATCATTAATAAAATCAACCATTGGTTGTGGTAAGTCTTCTGTAATTTGCGTAACTACATCTGTAAACAATGCTGGGTCTTGTATAGAAAAAGGAGTGTTAGCCCCTGCTTGTTCATATATTTGATTTATTTGTTCACTAGCTGTAGCAGCTGGGTTATTAATCATATTGTTAGCTCGGTCTACAATATTTTGAGATGTTGCATCTAAGTTACCTTCATTGTATGCATCAAAGAAACTGTCATATTCCATTTGTTCAAAACCATAACGCTGCATGATTTCTCCCCCAAAATTAGTAATACCTAAATCAGCATCGCTTCTACCTTCTTCTAATCCTGATTGTAAATCAGCTACTACTGTGTTGCCTTCTTCACTTGTCATAGTTTCAGGTATAAACAAACGCCCATCTGCTAGTCGTTGTATGCCCATTCCTTGTATATAATTTTTGTAACTCTTATGCCCTTTGTGCATACCCATTCCTTCTTTGTCAGGGTCTGGGGTTACTCCTGCTTTTGTTTCTATTTTACCAGTTGTTGGATTAAAATATGTTCCACCAATGTCAGCCGATTCAGGCGTACCTGTAGTAAACATTTTACTTAAGTTACCATAAAATGATTGTGTGCTACTAGGTCCTGAAACACTCCTGCTTTCGCTTCGTGACTTACTACCTCCACCCATAATAACGCTCTCCTACCTCGTCTGTATCTAAATCAAAAATAGACAACGAGGGTTTTTTATTAAATAATTTTTCTATTAACTTAGTTGTTCTTGTGTCTATTTGTAGTTGTACTTTTTTATTCTTAAACTTTTTACAAAAATCTAATATTTTTCTTACCCAAAATTTTGTTTTGCCTCTATGTGTTTTTTGTATATATAAAATTTCAATTAACATATGATAAGATTTATCGTCATCTGTTACCATGCGATATCCAATAATTCCAAAAGGTCTTGAGTTATATCCTTTCTCTGTTAATATATGCCAAGATAAACCATCTAATAAAACTTCTTTAGTTTGATTAGGTTGTACTTCTTCTATATATCTATTTATATATTTTTCAAACACATTTACTTCTTGCATTCACATTCCTCTGTACAATCACATTTTAATAATTTTCTGTATGTAGTTATTGCTCCTTGCAAATAAGCTACTGTAGATTTTGCTTGTTCAAATTGTCTCTCAAGCTCTTCTACTTCTTTAGTTTGTTCTTCTTTTTTATTACATTCACATTTCATTTTATACCCTCATTTCTACGGCAATTATATTACCTGATACTACTATTGATTTTTTATTATGCCCAATTCCTCCTGGTACTTCAGTTGTTGTATAATCAGTTATTGTTAATGTACACGTATAAACTGTATCAGCTGCTGAAGATAAACTACCATTTGGACTTGCGTCTAATGCCGATATTGAACCACCTAGTACAGATGTAATAGTATTACTATTACTGGCTGTACTATTACCCCCTAAAATAGAAGTTGTGGCTAAAACAGTACTTCCTTTTTTTATTTTAATTGTTGCATCAAAATTTAATGTTTGCATAGTAACACCAGTTTCTTCTGGAACATCTGCAGCTGTAATTGTTGGATTAAAGAAAATTAATACATCTCGACCTAATGTATTTATTGTTACAGTTCCAATAGTTTGTTCTGACATTGTTACTGTAGCTCCTTTTTTATATCCAGTAGCAGTTGGATGGTTAGTTCCCGTTAAAGTAATATCGCCATCAACTGAACTTGCGTCTAATGTTACCGTTGCTTTATTAGTTGCAGCTCCCTCAGTAATATTACCTGTTGTAATAATTTCTCCTGTAATTGCTAAAGTTGAATTATTCCAATAAATATTATTACCGCCTGATGGACCAAATCTAAATTTACCATCGTTATCAATATCAATTACTTGTGTTCCATCTGCTTTGAAAGAATCTATACCTGTTGTTGTAAATTGTATTCTTGCCCCACTAGCTGCAGTTCTAAACGTATTAGCAGTCATAGTAACACCAGTTACAGTACCAGCAGTAATATTCCCTAAATCTGCATTTATAGCCGCTAAGTTACTAACATCTATTTCTGTAGCAGTAATACTATCAGCAGCCATTTGTGAAGCTGTAATTGTATCAGCAGCAATTTGTGTAGCTGTTACTGTGTTAGCAGATATAATTCCACCATCTATAAATGTAGTTGAGCCAGTTTGAAATTTAACTGTACCACTTGCGTTTGATACTTGTACTCCATAATTGTCTGTTCCGCTACCTAACTTACCAATCTTAACTCTAGTTTGTGGTGTACCTTGTGAATCTTTTATTACTATGTTATTGTTTGGACCATCAAGAGCTATCTTACTTTCTGCACCTACATAAACATTATTAAGAAACTGTGTGTTTTCTGAAATTTTTTCTGCACTTAAATCAAATATCTGTTCGTTCTTAACTATAAATTCTGCTTGTAAAGATGTTATTAAATCTAATAATGCTAAATATTGTGCACTTAAAAATGTAGGTAATTTTTCTGATATGTAATTCAGATAATCTTTTTTTACCATAACAGGCGGAACAGGTAATGCTATGTCATCAAACTTAGAATAAGCCATTAACTGTCTCCTCCATCTTCTAACTCACAAATAAACTCAGACACACTAGTAAAATTAGTAGCCTTAATTGTAATGTATCTACCAAACTCATTAAAGTCTGCTCTTGGTGCTTTACCATCTGTATCAGTAATAGTTTCTCCTACATATGTTGGAGTATCAGTTCCTAAGTCTGCTACGCCTACAGAGATAGTTGTACTTGCAGGAGTTGCATCAGTTTGTACTCTAGCTACTTGTACATAGTCACTGTCTGGGTCTTGGGCTAATGGACTTTTTAATCCATAAGTTCCGTGATATGCTTTTGTAGCTAAGGTAGTAGTAATTGCTGAGCTACCATCTGTGCCAGATGTATCTCTTTGTTTTACTATTCCTGATGAAGAACCAAAATATGTTTCTGGCGTTGTTACAGTTCTGTATTTATAAAATCCTGAGTAAGCAGCAAATGTCCAAGTACTCCATACATTATATTGATAGTTCCAAACTAATGCACTATCTGGTTCTTGGTTACTTGCTGTTGGATAATGTATAATTACTTCTCTATTCTTTTGGTCTGTCCAACAATATATATTATCTTTGTATGCATAATTTAAGTTATCAAATAATTCACTCACTACTGTGTTATCAGCAATCGAAACTAATTGTCCTCCATTAAATAAATAGATACCATCGTTACTAACAAACACATGTCCATTAGGTATATTAGTTACAGCCTTTGGTCCAATAATTCCTATTTGTTGTCTATTCTTTGGTACAAAAAATAATGGACTACCTTGGTCTTGTAATGTTACGATACTGTCTGATTTATATACTGCAATAAAATTTTGTCCTAATTGTTTTGCCGTAACAATAGGTGCTCCAGAATAATCTAAATCTAAATAATTAGTATTAGATACTCTGTCATAGTTTCCTACGTCAGTATATAAAATTCGGAAAGGAACTTCTCCGTCTGTACCATCTGTTACATTAAATAATAATAATCTTGAGTTAAAAGCTAATATAACGTGAGCTGTTGTAATTACTCTAGCAGAACTACTTGTTTCCCAAGACACGTTACCAAACGCTCCTGTAGTGGCTGAAGCTATAGCATTTACCCCATCTGCAACATAAATTGAATTACCTATTTCTGCGGAAAAAACTTTTTGTATACTTGTTCTATTTGTACCTGCAGATAATCTAGCTGTGTAACTACTACCATTCCATTCATATATATTATTTAAGGTTGCAGCATATTGTTTAGTTGTGCCGTCATATCTAATAAAATCAAATACTTCAATAACTGAAGTTGAATCTGCAGTTGCAGTTAAATTAGCATAACCATCTCTTTTAGTCCATTTACCACTACGGTATACGCAATTGTTTGCAACAGATAATTGATTGTCATCTATTAAATGCGGAGGTCTAGTTAAATTTACCCCACCTGATAAATCTTTTATAAACCGTTTCATAAACTTCCCTCATTACTTACTTCAGTAAAATCACTGCTTGATGCTGCGGTTACTAATGACATGTCTGCACTTGTAGGTGCAGTTACTACACTGTAATCTGTACTACTAGGTGCTGTTACCACTGACCAATCTTTATATACTACTAACGCATTACCTACTGCATCTGTTTCTGCAAAGCCACTACCATTAACTTGTAACTTACATACTTCAGTACCAAATAGAAAACCATCTGCTAACCCTGTGCCGTTTACTTGTAACTTAGCTATTTGTGTACCAAAAGCAAACGGGTCTGATAAACCTGTATTACTTGCTTGGAGTTTAGCTGTAGCAGTACCCAGTGCCATAGCATCCGATATACCTGTAAGAGCCCCGACTGTTATCTTGTCAGGTAAAAATGTATGTATGTGACCAGCAGCTGTAAACGAAAAGCTACCAGCAAAACTTCCTAATGCCATCTACTCCACCTTGTATACTCTGTAAGTATACGCTCTGTTTGTTCCACCTGTTTTTTCTATTGACCAAGTAAAGTTTTCTGTACTTGTTATTGGTGGAAAATGATACAACGGTTCATCTTGTGCACCTGTAAATGTATCTTTAATCATTACTCTATCATCACTACCAGCAATCCTAACTTTAATTTTAATTACTATAGTATCCCCACTAGCATTGTTAGTCATATCTAAATAACCTGTATATGCTGCATCATCTGTGATAGCTGAGCCTATTGTCTGCTCACTACCATCAGTAGTAATACTTCCATTCTGTACTGAAACTACTGCCATTAGTCTGCCTCCGTTATTGTATTACCTGCTGCTACCCATTCTTGTATTCTCCGGTAATCTCTGTTTGTTGGGTCTAGTGGTACACAGCTAACACCGTTCATTAAATAACCTGTTAAAGTACCATTTGCATCTCTCATGTTTACTACTGTTTCAATCATTTATAACTCCGCCTCAAAGTAAAAGTAAGCTTGGTATCCATCATCTGCTGTAAGACCTGCATCAAAATCATAAGCAAACCTATACCCATTGACATCTCCAAAACTCCCATTAGGAACAAATTGTGGTGTAGCCGCAGTAGCTATATTATAAATATCATTAGCTGTGCCACCCTCGGCATACTCATGTGTTATTGTTGGACTTGTTCTCATCTGTGTTGGGAAATTAATATTAAATATACATGTTGTAGCACTTGATGTCATAAAAGCATACTGACCTCTATGGTAATATCTTTGACATTCTGATAGTGTTGTAGCATGAGTCTCTCGTTTGAAAGGATTTGCTGTTGCACCAGGTTCTAACTGCACATCTGCAATGTATAAGAAATCACCTGCGTCTGTATCTGTTACATCTGACCAAATAAATACTGCAACATTACTAGTACTAGAAGTATCTACTGATATATTTTCTATTTCATATCTAGCCCACGAAGTTGATACACTTAAATTTGCTGCTGTATTTTCATAAGTCCAGTTAGTAGCTAACGTAGGTGCAGTCCCTTCTGCGTTCCAAGCATTTACTACATCACTTGTTACACTATCTGCTGTACCACTCCATGCTATTACTGCAGCTTTTACGTTATCTAGTTTTCCACTACCAGCAACTTTTGCCTTAAATGAAAGACTTACTGCAGCAGTCCCCTTACCTCCCAGTTGTGCACAGTTTATATTTTCGATTATTTGTACTATACCAAATTTCTTATCTACTGTTTCTACATCTAATCCAATAGAATAAATACCAGTATCTGTATCTCCAGCTGCACGAGTTACATCAACAATATCATTCCCATCTGATAACAGTACCCATCTTGACGCTGTGCAAGTATCATCATTATTACTTCCAGAAGTAAAACTTGTACCTCTTTGCCAACATGAAAAATCTCCATTTATTATTCCATTGTAACTTGGGATACTTGTACCACCACCTGCAGCTGCCCAGGTTAAACCACCTGTATCACCACTCTGTGCTGTTAACATATATCCATTAACAGGACTATTAGATACTTTTAAGTTTGCTTCATCTACTATATTATCTGCTATTACTGTAGCTCCGTCTGCTGTGGATGTAACCTCACCACTATGATTAGGATGTACATATGCGTTAGCACTAGCTGCTATACCATTTAGTTTACTATGGTCAGCATCAGTAAAAGTATTTGAGTCTGAACCAGCTTCAACAGCAGCAACTATCTCTGCGTTGCTCTGGTCAGCAGTAGCACCATCTTCTACGTTAATCATTGTACGTAGATTAGCTGGTGTAATCTCTTCAATTACTCCTGCACTTGCTGAGTCTCTCCCTAGTATTCTATCTGTAGCAGATACGTTTTGTATTTTAGCATATGTAACAGCATCGTCTGCAATTTCATCTGTACCTACAGCATTATCTGCAAGGTGTTCATTATCAATACTAGTTGCAGCATAGTGTTCGCTATCTAGTGAATCATCAGCTACTTTTGTACCATCAATTGCATCAGCTTCAATCTTAGCTCTTGTTATCGTGTTACCTGCTATTGCCATTCTTATCTCCTTTTCTTAGCTGTTTTAGCTGAACGCCTAAAATTAGCAGCCGTTGGTGCTCCTTTACTTCCAGGCTTTCTCATCTTTTCCCTACTACCTGCTTTTATTCTTTTACGCTTTGCGTGTATGTTTGCATATAATCCTTTCTTAGCCATTGTTACCTCTTCTTATGTTTATTTGCAAAATTACGTGCAGCTGCAACACTGCCAAATCCCCATTTTTTAAGAGCTAATGCTTTACGTGTAGGTCTACCTTTACTATCTTTCATAGGTCCTTTCATTCCTGCAAACCTAGCTGCAAAACTAACTCTTCTAGGGTTAGTACCTTTACTTACTGGTGCTTTTAAGTTAGCTCCTTCTTTTCTTTTGAAGTGTGCTCTACCTGCTGCTGTTAGTCCACCTGTTTTACTTTTATGTTCTTTTCTCATTATATTGCAAAGATTTTGTTAGAACCAGAGTCCCAAACAATATCTATATCTGCTCCATTTGAAGTAAACGGTAATCCCGTTCCTGTATCTATATAAGCAATCAGGTTGCTTGTACTAGCTGTACCAGTATCTTTATAAATAATTAAAGCTTCAATAGATGTACCAGCAGTTGGTGTAGTAAATGTACAATCAGCTGCGTCAAATACTCCTGATGTTACAGTTTTACTTGATAGTGCTACAGGTGTACCTAATACTCCAGATACGTCATTATAAAAATCATGTGCTGTATTATAGGTATATGTACCTGTATCTACAAGAGCTACTTTAATAGTATTATCAGTAAGGTCTATCTCTCCATTTAAGAAAGCTTCTTTTGCTTTTGGATATATTGCGTTTGCCATTGTCCCTCCTAATTTGGTAATCTTAATGAAATATTTACTAATTTATTTATTTCATCTTGTTTTGCAAAACTTGCTAATAAAAGTTGTGCAGTTGTTAAATATTGCTGTGCTCTATTTGCATCATTCATATGTAATCCCCAAAATAAAGCAGCCGTATATGTAATTAATGCTTGAGGATAACTTTTTGTTATACTGTTTTTATCTGAGTCCGATTGTAAATCTGCAGGAAACATACCTAGTAATAATCTAATTTTATTATCTTGTTCACTACTTCCTGGTGTTGGAAATACATGAAATGCATTGTTAACTCTATATCCTAGTTGTGGTATACCTGTATGGTCTGCTCTTGTACTTCTACCTGATTGATATCCAGGTCCAAACTTAATTGTTTCTGTTCCATAATCAAAACTAGCTCTACCATAACTAGTTCCCATTTGATAACCAGATGCTTCATTAAAATCTAATGGACTTCTAATATGTATTGGATAATAAATATCATCACTACCTGATACATCTATATAATAAGCATCTAGTATTACTTTAGTTCTATTTGGTAAATTATATTCATCTGTTTTAGCAGTTACTTCACCACTAGTTATTGTATGCGTATATACAAACTCATCATAGACTGATTGTACTGTATTACCAAATAATTCGTTTGCTACATTTATTAAATCTTTTATTACAGTATCTATACCAGTAAAATTTCTACCAACTAAACTTTTTATTTTAGTTACTATATTACTCCTATCATAATTAAGTTCAGTTCTCATTAATCGCCTCCGTTACGCTGTACCCAGTCTTGTCCTACTTTTTCTCCGCCTGGGATTTGATGATTATGTTTACGTCTTACTTCTTCTTTTACATCTCGTGATTCTAAATTGTAAGCACTTAATTGTCCTATGTTCATATATTTAGTTTCAAATTGTAAATGGTCTTTTAGTCGTCTAAACAACGTGTAACCCATGTAACTAAATATTTTTACTTTACCTGTAAGACCTGCTCGTGATGCGTCTGACAATTTGGTAAATACTAGCTGATACCAAGAATTATCTTGTTCCGTCCAGGAATTAACAAATTGCATCAATTCTGATTTTTCTTCCGCTAACATATATAATAGTTCTACTTCTAAATCAGTTGATGTTGTCACATTAAACGTAGGTCCAGAGGACAAAACCCGAACAGTCTTGCCCTCTTTATCCAATGGGTTAAAGTGAATTCTATTAAGATGCACTCTATACCACATATTATTTAAGCAACTCCATTGCCGTCTGGGATTAACTCATAGTATAATAAGAAATACCCATCACCAGCTGTAGTACCACCAGCACCTTGCGTTTTTCTTTCGAAATGTAAGATGTCAGTGTCTTGTACAAAGAACGGAGTTAAATCCGCTTCAATTGTTACACCAGCTGCTGTGGTGTTTGGAACTGTTAATGTTACTTTTTCAGCTCTTGATACTGAGTCTACTGTATTAGTGTAATCTAAGGAGACTACTGGTGCAGTAGATGTTGCAACTACAGCTGTTTGTACGATAAATTCAAGTCTATGAATAACCATAGGGTGATTTACCTTGAAGGTAAAATCATCACCAACTGAACCATCAAGGTCAGCTGATACTGGAATTATCATAGCATTTACTTTACTATTAAAAGCCATTGTATATTACCTCCATTAATCGTTAGAGTGAATTCTAACTAAATGATACTCACTGTCAGTTGAATTAGTCCAAACTTTTTTGAACCCTGTCAATGCGTTCCATGCTACTCCAGTAAATCTACCAAAGTCCCATGATTCAATCATTGTAGCTTCAGGTTGTGCTAAAACTTCAACTACAGGTTCAAACCCGCAGATGATAGCTTCACCATTATGAGCTGAGCCACCGATTGTATTTGAGAGAACATTATTCTCTTCAACCATTCTTAATCCAAAGTAAGAACCTATCTCACCATTGATTAAGTTTTCAGGTTGGTCGTATTTGTGTAAGTCGACAATACCGCCTGTTGCAGTATCTTCGAATAGTTTTGCCATTGCAAATGCTGAGAAAACTCCTAAGTAAGAATTTCCGTCCCATTTTGGAACATTATCAGTTTTTAAGTTTTTAATAATGTCTCTAATGTGATAAGCATTTATAGCAGCACCCGCTCCTGTTGATACTGTCCCGTCTTTGTCGAGTGTACCAGCAGTAGCACCAGTTGGTGTGTAGAATACATCTGAGTTTTGGAATTCAGTTCCAGCAATCTTATCCATAGATTCAGCAACATTCATTGATAGTACTTTCTTAAGAGTTTCATCTACAGAATATTCCGCTAAAGTCTGTGCTTTTCTAGTATAAGATACACCATTACCGTATTCGTTTACAGTTGCAACTACAAAACCAACACTTGGTTTTTGCATAGGTAAAGATTGTAGTTCACTAATTGTTCCAGTTGCAGAACCAAGTTTTTGGTACTTTTCTATTTCAACTTGTGAGCCACGGTTTTTACCGAAGGATTGTATAGGCTTAGCTAAGTTTCTAAACTGCATCATGTTACCAGCTTGAAATCTGATATCAGAGTCAATTTTAATCTTAGCAAGTCTAGCCTCCTCATTTAAGTAACTAATTGCACCTTGTGGCATATTTAATTACCTCCTATTTATTGATTTTGTCGTTTAATGGTATTTGATTGTCTATAACGCTTCTCTAGGAATTTGAAATATTCTAAATCGTCTCCTAGTGGTGCATCATTTTCTGGAGACAGCAAGTTACCATTATTAGTATCTGCAGAAGTTTGTCCTGATACATCCATTTCACCTTTTGGAGAAACTTTTGGACTTGCTTCTGGTTGTTTTTCTTCTTCTTTAATTTCTTCTTTAGGTTTACGAATTGCATTAAATTTATTATATGCACTTTCAAACCTTTCTTTTACTGCAACGTCTTGTGGAGTAGCTATTAACAAAGCATCAAATACTTCTACTTCCTCTGGACTCATATCTGCAATATATTTTTCGTGTAATGTAGAAGCTTGTACCATGTTTGATGTCATTTCCATTTGTTGTTCTGGTGTTAATTTTGACACGTCTACTCCAGGTGGAACTAGACTAGCAGCTGCTTCCTTTGCAGTAATATTGACTCTTTGGTCATCACTACCATTTTTAATTTCTTCTGACATTTCTTATGACCTCCATCATATCTTCAGGTGACATCTCCGATTTGGCTTGTTGATTAGGAGTTTGCTCTTGTTGCATAGCTAACCCTGGGTCAACAGGACCTGGTTGTTGTGGACCTTGTTCAGCTTGTTGTTGCTGTTGTTTTAACATATCCATATTAAGTATATCTTCTGGTATCTCATCAAATGATTCAAAGATTCTTTCAACAAATTTAAGTGGGTCAATTGCAGATGCAACTTGTGGCATGTTGCCAATAACATTTACAATCTGCATTAACTTATTAAAGTTTGTCATTTTAAGAACTTTACCTGATATACCCCTAACCGTTATTTTAGCTTCACGTAGTATTCTCATACGTTCGTTAAAACTTAATGATATCAATGCTCTGACAGGACTGTCTAAGTCGTCTTCTGTATACATTGGTTCATGTGTTGCATCATCAAGGTAAATTAACTCTGTGTTTAATATTGCCTCTAATGATGGTGTTACTATACTTCGTTCTATCTCACTAGCTATATCTGTAAAGAAACTTGCAGTCTCTTGTGATTTTGTAGCTATTTCTTGAGCAGTAGGTCGTCCCTTTGCTGTAGGCTGCCCTTGGAAGAACTCATTTTGAAATGACCTATTTTGAATTAGTCTATCTAATACAGATAGTAATGACGTAGCGTTGGGATTCATACTTTGGTTATACACTTGATTAATTGTGTTAGGTGCTGTTACAGGATATAAACGTCCTGGTGTTATAGACCCAAACAAATGTGCTTTACCACCTTCTACATTAGTTGTAACTAATTCATATACACCTAATGTTGACATTCTAAATGCATCTAATAATAAATTCATACTTTCAACATATGAACTTAATAAACTTCTTAGTTTAGAAATGTAACCACGCCCGTATCTGCCTTGCAATACTTTCATTGGAAATCCTACGATATAAGGAAAATCTCCATTAGGTAGATTATTCTTTCCGTAGTAAACTACTGTTGTATCTCCAGCTATAACAAAATGTACGTTTGTGTCTAATACATTCCCTCGTTTGTCTGAAATATATTTAGCGTATACATAACATAGATGTACTTCAGCTAAATGGTTTTCTTTTTCTTCGCCTTGTTGTAATGTTTGACGAAGAACTTTCTTAGTGTTAGTCCAGCCATTTACTCGTGAGATTTTCTCAAAGTCAGCTACACTAACTGTTTTCTTCTCTATAATGTATGAATCGCCATTCGGGTCAAGTCTTATATTAAATGGGTTAATAGCAGAAAT